CTGCGAGTCCGCCCGCTCCCCTAACGACCTCCCCGAGGGCGAAGGCAACTTCAGCTGCTCAGTCCGCATCACCCTGTTCTCGAACGCCGACGACACGACCCTCGCCGATCACCGCGCCCGCTGCGCCGCCCTGTCCGGCAATATGCGTGACCTGACCAGCATCAAGGCGGCCTTCGTCACCTCGACCGACGCGGCCTGTTATGACGTCACGATGCAGTCCGAAGACGAGGGCATCGACGAGCGCTCCTGGGCGACTTCCTTCTCGTTTGACGTGCTGGTGGTCCTGCCTGCCTAAGCCAATTCCAAAGCCTGCAATTACAAATGGCCGCCATCTCCACCGGAACGACCTGCATCTACGGAATTGCGGGCACTGTCACGAACCTCTTTGTGCAGTCCTACAGCCTCTCGTCCTCCTTCAACGCTGACGTCACCGTGGTCGACGAGACGGGCATCACCAAGACCCACCGCATGGACGACCGCAAAAGTGAGATCACGGTCGAAGGCATCGCCAAGACCTCGACCATGCCGGTGCTCGGTGGCACCTTGGCCTTCACGGTCAACACCGCCTCCGCCTATCCCGCTGGCGCGGCTTCGGTTTCCTTCTCCGGCGTGATTACTAAGATTGACGACAAGGGCTCCAATAAGGGCTTCACGTCCGTCTCCATCACGGCCATCGATTACGAAGGTATCACGCTTTAATTGACACCCCCGAAAGGGGGACAGTCTAGAGGACAGTGGATCGTCGCTTCCTCAACGCCTACGTCGACCCGGCTCCCTTCAAGGTTCTGGGTCGAACTCTTTACCCATGGTGCCTCAAGTATCGGGTGCGTCTGATGGCCTTTGACTCCCCGCTGGTCGCCGACTCCCGCGGCATCACCCCTGCGGACCTTATCTTTGCCTGCCAAGTATGCGCCGAAGAACCCCTGGGCGGAGTTATCGGCTGGGTCGACAAGCTGCGCATCCTAAGCCTTCAGCGTAACCCTGCCAAGTTCGAGCGCCTGCTGGAAGCCTTCGCCGGTTATATCCTCGTCCAGGACTGGCCGAAGTTCTGGGAGCAGACCAAGACCAAGTCAGGGGGCGGTGACAAGGGGGTGCCTTGGCCGCTGTCCATCGTGGCCAACCTGATTGCGTCTGGCATCCCTGAGCAGCGCGCCTGGGAGATGCCCGAGTGTCAGGCCATCTGGCTTAATTCCGCCCTGGCTATCCGTAAGGGTGCCGACGTCTCGATCATGTCGCCCGAGGAAGAGGCCTTCATGGCCGAAGAGGAAGCCAAGGAGGCCGCAGCGGCTGCTTCCAATCCTGCAAAGGAAAGCACCCCCTGACATGGCCCAAGACCTGACAGTCAACATCAAGACGACCTCCGACGTTCCCCAGGCTATGGACAAGGCCAAGTCGGCAACAGTGTCCTTCTCCAAACAGATTGAGGACATTCAGAAGAAGTTCAGCACAGGCTTTAAAGACATCTTTCTAGGCTTCACCGCTCCGATGGTGCTAATCCAAGGTGCGATTTCATACATTTCCAAGTCTATTGAAGAGGCTAAGCGCAACGCCAAGGAAGGTCTCGACCTTATGGCGACAGGCGAGAGTCGCTTCAATACCTCAGAAGAGTCACGGGCCGCTGCGTTCTTCAAACGTAAGAAAGAGTTAGAGGACGAAAAGAAACTAGTAGATGCTGGCAAATCAGAAGTGACCCGCCAGATCTTAAAGAACGAAGGGGGCATGTTTAAAGACTTTGAACTCCCCGAGCAGTTCCAGCGTCAGCTTCGTGCCGGGGTGTCGATGGACACACTTTCTCAAGACAAAGAAGTTCAGCGTCTGGCGATGGAGTATTTCAACAAGACCGCAGACGGCAGGAAACTACTCGAGTCGCTCGGCCCTGAAAAGGCAGGAGCAAAGGCCGCAGACTTCAAAGGCCCAGAAGGCTTTGGCAACGTGATCGGCGTCGGACCCAATCCGGTCATGGAGGCCATGAACGCCCAGCTCGAAGAAGCCAAGAAGCAGACCGCCGCCCTTGAGCGTATCGCCGCGGCAACGCCTGGAGCCCTTCCCGCAGACTTTACCAAAACCGCAACAACCTAACTTATAACCATGGGACGCGTAGAAACAGGCAACGACCTAGTCGCAGGGCTTCTCCAGCCAGGCTGGAAAGTATCATATGACGGCTATGGCCTCCAGACTTGCACCGCGACTTACAAGTCCGACAGGTTCGGCTCCTTCGCGTATATCGAGCGCGGCAGCTCTTTTTCTGAGATTGGCTTTACCAACCTCAAGCAGCATAAGTCCACCATCTCTTTCGACTCGCTTGGCATCGCCACTGCGACAGTGGACTATGTCGGCATCGAGCTTACCTGTAACAGCGGCCTACGCACTGAACCTCAAGTCAGCGGATCGCAGGGGCTGACGTCGGAAAACATCACGACCCACCCTAACTTCTTCGAGCTGGCTACTGGCTTCTCTGGAACACCTATTGCTGGCGTCGGAACGGGTGGCACGCTGGCGACGCCTGCTTACCCTGCTGTCGCCGGAACTAATCCTGTCGAATATACCGGCAACAACGGCGCCACGTTTGAACTAGCCACGGGCCGCAAGTTCCTCGGTTTCAAGAAGGCTGAGTCTAAGGACTTCTACGGTAAGACGAACTATCTCGCCCCGCAGACATCCTTCTCCGGACACTTCTACACTACGCAGTCTGCCACCGTCCAGGGCATGATTGCGCGAGTCGGCAAGACCTCCGGCGACGGCTCGTTCCTAACTATCGACCTTCTGCCTGCCTACATGGGCTCGACCTTCACAGTAAGCGGTAAGAACCAACTGCTGTTGGCTCAGGTCAATACCGAGGACTACGGCAGCCTTTACAAGGTGCAGTATGAAATCCGCTATAACCGCGAAGGCTACGTGGCCTCTGTCTACGCTCCTGCCTGATGAAGATTCAACCTGGAGTCGGCTATAACTTCGACTCGTCCAGCAAGGGCTTTACGCTGGATATCTCTGATCCGTTTCCGAGTCGGGACGGCGCCACAACGACGCACCCGTTTAAGATCGTGAACGTCGCCCTGCGGACTTCGGGCGGCGCCACGACCGTCACCTATCAGGTCCAGTCGGGCACCATCAATAACCTCGTCCCACTGATTGACGACTACGTCAGTGGTACCGAGGTCAAGTTAGACCGCGTCACGTCTGGGGTGGCCAACCCTCCGACCGGGGAACTGGTCTCGTCTAATTACGACGCCACGACCAAGACTTCTTACATCACGCTCCGGGCTGGGCCTAAGACTGCCTCCCCTTACACCTACCCTGACGACGACGATACGAGCAACCAATACCCAGTAATTATTGGCGGCAATGTGGCACCTTCTACCCCCGACAGCGACACCTGGGGCTTCCTCGTCATCGGCACGATCACCGTGGACAACATAACGACCCCGACTACCTTCACGGTAAACCAGAACGTCACCGGCTCGCTCTGGGCTGACCGCATCAAGGTCAACGGCATGACCGCCAAATACTATTACGCCCGCATCTGATGGGCGTCCTGATCGGAGCAACGGAAGCCAACTCCACTTGGGGTCGCAACCGCACGCCCGTCTTCAGCACCTACTTCGGCATCGCCGGCGGAGCCCATAACAACGTCGCGACGGACGGATGGGCCTCAGAGGCCAACACCTTCTTCCGCTGCGCTCAGTGGTGGAACTTTGTCAGTTGGACGGACTCGGGCGGCACCCCCCAGACAGGCTATCAAGGCCCCCTCGCATTCCCTGGCTCGCCTTTCCCTGCCTCGTCTGCCTTCTATGTCGGCGCCTATAACACCGACCCGGCAGAGACCTATGCCCCGAACTACCTCGACGACGTGGAGGTCCAAGCGACATGGGTAGGTCGGGACGTGGTCATTGACGCGACGACCTACACGATGGCCTACTCGGCGCTTAACGGCGTCACCGGGTCTTTCCAGACGATCACGAGCTCGACGGACGTGGTTTCCTTCGACCTCTGACCCCCCCTTCCAATCGGGGCAAGGTTAAGACCCGATGAGCTGCACTAATCAAGTAACCGTCTCGCAGGGTAACACCTTCGCCTGCACCTTTACCTGGACGCCCGGGGCGACGGGTCCGGCCAACCTCCTGACGACGACCATCAGCTCGTCCCTCGAAGACCGCCAGAACAACGTCTACGCGATGACGGTGACCAAGGCCGGAGACGGCCTGTCCTTCACGGTGACCTACCCGGGCTCGACCGCTGACTGGGCGATCGGCCTCGGCAAGTGGGACATCAAGTTCGTCTTCCCGGG